CCCTTTACCGAGTATCAATATATTCATATTTTTAATAATGTGGTGGTTGATGTGGCGACATCGGTGGTTCGATGAATTTTTGGAAAAATTTTTGTATCAATGTACCTAGTGAGTCACTGTCTTTTTGAGTACGAGCATTCACTAAAGATACCGGGTCACCATTGACTGTGTATCCTAACAATATAAAACAGCTTAAATGTTCTTCTATAAATGAGTTTATAATTGATATCTGTTTCTGAGATAGGTTACGTTTCTTGGCATATTGTTCTAAATTAGCTTGCAACGCGTATTGTATTTTCTTTTTGAACGCGGCATCTCCGGTATCCTCTTTCTTTACCTTTTTGTTAGTTTTAGAGGGTATTGTTTTTTTCTTAGGTTGTCTCTTGTTTGGAGACTCATCGCTGTCCTGTGTCATGTACATTTGTACTTATGATTTCTTGATATAAAGGCTATTATTCCCGGGAGTCACACCACGTTTATTTAACATATTTACTATAACCTCCATGCTACTAGTTCTTAATGTCAAATTTCTCTGAAATGATCTACCACCATCGTTAATTTCAAACTCAGGTATTTCAGACAATTCTTCTCTGTTTATGTAACATGTCATATACACTGAATCTGTTCCGGGATTTATTAGAATTGTCCATTTTCTAGGATCCTCAAATGAATATTTATTCATAATATCCCACACAACAAATTTGTTGTCTTTAAGACGTTTCTTAAAATATGATAATGTGTGTATTTTGTTCTTCATGTATGTATTTAACCCACATAGCCGGAAGATACAACCATTATAGTTGTGTCTTCAGTATCTATTTTGAATAAAAACACATTTAACTCCGGATTTATGTTTATTGTCAATTTCTCAAAACGTATTGAACTGACAATTCTAATTGTCTCGAAACTTAGCGCGAGTTCTTTCGCTAATTGCTCTCCTGTATATTTATCCGCGACTTGTAGTGTGAAGCTATCGACATTATGTCTTTGCCTGTCAGTCAAACTGGCGTACACTTGTGAATCCTTTGTGTAAAAATATATTTTATTAGTATCTGTTGTAAAGGTACTACCTTTCACGAGTTGATTGATCGTGTTACTGTCAATTTCGAATCGAAAACTAAAATCAATATTTTTAATTTTGTTTATATCTACAGATGGTGGTTCAATAATACCGTCCTCGAGTAAGTGATACTTAAACCCTACATTTTTGGATTTATATTCTATATTATTATTGTTATATAGTAACTCTACAGTCTCATCAGTGATACATGATAGCACCTTGACCAACTTGTTTATATCTGGTATATTTAAATAAACGGTCTCTGTAACATCATTGACTTGCTTCATCGAACATGTGACAATCAACGTACCGTCACTACTTGTACTCAACGAAAATAACTCAGATGGTCTGACTTTAATTACAGTATTTTCGGTGAGCTTTCCTATAGGGGATAGAAAGTTGTTTATAAATCCATTTTTACTATTTAGTTTTATCTGGGACATCTAGTTTAATGGTAATAGTTTTTGTTTGTTTTGCTAGTTCTGAAGATATGATATCCAATATATCACTTGGGTCTTTGAATGTACCTTTAATTTTAGATGTTGAAATTGTATATGCAACACCTCTTTTGAATTTTTCAATTTTCTTGTATGTGCTGATAATCTTTTCTAGTTCATAAACTCTTTTCTCGAGATCTGTGTTATTGGCCACCGGTGGGGAGGTGGTGATCGGTTCAACCAGTGGTTCAGGTGGAGGTGCAAATGGTTGTGGAACCGGAACATGAGCAGTCTGCTGCGGTGCTGTTGCCGGTGGGGGTGATATCACGTTTTGTTTAACAATTTTTTGTAGGGCTTGCTTGGGATCCATCTTTACAGCTTGAGTGAATGGATTACTACCACCTACATTTTGTCGATCGATCTCTTTTAATTGCCCGGTGACTGTACCTAACAACCCAGCGACCGCTAAAACCTCATCACGATTGATTGTACCACCTTGTTCATGATTACGTTGATTGTACGGATTATCTTGGTCCGTACTATCTGGAGCGGGTTTATTAGACATCGTCTAGACCGGCTAGCAACTCTTTGACTTTTTCATCTTCTAGATCTTCTCCTTCGTCATCAGATTGTGTAGATTCTACAGTTTTATCTGAGAAGTCCATCGGTACGTCTTCGTCTAATTCTGAATCAGATTGTGCTGATGTCGATACAGGTGATTCGGTCAACACTTGTTCTGTTGCCGGTACATGGCAATGAAAGTGTTCATTTAGCATATGCTGTAACTCTTCATATGTTTTTGATTTGAATACATTTTCAAGTTCATGGCCGCTATCATACACTTCCTTGATTCGAGAATCATCTAAACCGGGCACCGCACCAGGAACTAAAAATTTACTTGAAACATATGTCGGATAATCTCCTTGCTTCTCACAACGTACACGAAATGTACATCCTTTATCGGATAGATCAAATATACGCTCACCAAATTGATCTGCATCTTCTCCGGTGATACCGTCCATAATAATTTTATGTAATTGTTTTCCAAATCGGAGTATTTTGACAGTGTCGTTATTTTCTGGGTCGTCTGGATCGTTGATAACATACGCGTTGACTAACCAGTTCTCTCTACGATATATCGCTTCTGACTTGGCCTTTTCTTCTACGGTTCCGGAACGATATATCTTTAACCGATACTCCGCGATTGGATCACGATCACCCCATGTAGTAGGGCTCAAAGCAGTTACATATTGACCGGTGGAATAACTGGTCCAGCCGTGACTGAAATAATGGTAGAAAGTTTTACTTGGATCTTCAACATTAGGTAGTAACCTAATCTCATATGAGTTACCAGGCTTGGTTCTCAATATATCTGCCATCTTGTTAGATGAACCTTCTTTAGTTAAAGCATCTTTGATGCTAGCGAACATGGATTTTGTGAATGTACTCATTGTTTCTTTATTTTAAATGTTTGTTTGTTTTTTATCAACTTTTTTTCTTAGTATTTTTACGAATTCTTGTGGTGTGTATTTTGTTTTGTTTATTTTTTGTTTGTATAATCGAAATATGTTATAAGCTTTCATTAAGGTGTAAAATTTGAGATCGTACTGCACTTTCTCGGGATACACAACATATGGAGCTTCAAACCATTCATTTATGTTTATATTATCGTAACTCTTAAACATTTTTGCAAGCTTTTTTATTTGTGAATATTCTGGTTTGTCAGTGAAATCTTCCCATTTTTTTCTTAACTTGAACGGTTTGCCGGTTTTGCTGCGAGTTGTAGCTAACCAACAGTTGTAGATCCTTTTCTCTAAATCGGTCATTAAGTTATATTTAATACTGGATTTTCTTGCAGGTAATTACGAATATATTTCGATCGGTGTAGTGTTGGATCATAATCTAAAAAGCACTTTAACGCTTCATAATCAGAATCTACTTCACATAAACTTTTAAACACATCTCTCAGCTCCTGTTCCTTTAACACGCATAAAAAGATATTAGCCATATTCATTTTTTTATTTTTAATTATACAAACCAACGAACAAAATTTCAAGAACAGTGGTGAATATTCATTACTGTATGCAATCTTTACTGGATCTGTTGCTGCTAGGTTACTTTTTATGGGGACGCTCATACTGGTTGTAACATTTTAGTCAAAGTCATTACCTTTTCATTGAGTTTACCTCCGGCGGAATTTATGTGCCCTCCTCCTTCTGCTATTGTAGTTGCAAGTTTTCCTAGATCCAAATCAGGTATACGATTTTTGTTTTTTCTGAAGCTGACTCGACTTGTCTTTAAATTGATCACCATGCAAATATCACAATCGAAACTATCCACAACATAATGTGCTACCTCGTTGAGGTTCTCACTTGCCATGGTAGCGTATATTTTATATTTTTTACCAGAGATTGGGATCATGCCGTGATATACATCTAGCTCTGAGATCACTCTAGCAACCTTTTTGTTGTTCAAATGTATCATGTTGAGATGAGTTTGGTTAAATCCTTTGAACCCATTTCCAAAATCTCTCTCAAATTGTTGGGCCCTGTCACCAACATAATTCCATAATACAACATTCATATTATATGAATTTTTTAACTTTAATTCGTAACTATCATAATCGTCAACCATCAGCACCAATGTTTTTTGCTCTTGTGTCAGTTCTCGATCCGGGTGTTTGGTTTTGAGCAGTTTATACATTAACTTGCAACATGAACTGTATGGTTCAACAATTGCTCGGGCTTTCTTATATACATGTTTATTTTGTACATGTGAGTCATGATGGTCAATTATGGTAACGTTTTTTCGATCTATTAAATCAGTGCAGTTCTGTGAAACATCTAAATCAAATATATATATTTTATCATATGTGTCTGGGTTGGCTTTTTTCATCCAAGCAGAGTAAGTCCTCCGGAAATTTGATTGAGAACATATATGGTGCTCGACCTTTAAATTTGTTAACCATTTGAAAACTAGATATGACCCTATACCATCCAAATCACAATCACTAAAAATAACACATTTTTTCATTATTAATAGTAAATATTTACATGTATTTTTTTGGTAATCAACTAGTCACTCAATAGGTTCAAACTTGACATTGTCTCGGTCATGTCTATATTTTGTATTAGTTGTTCTGATGCTTGTTTGAGCGTCAAAGTATCATAATTTATCTCCATAATCACGCTACCGAAATTTTCACCAAATCGGTTTTTCATCACACCTAGCTTTAGTACACCCATCTCTATATCCTCTTCTTCACGCCAGATACTAAATATAGCATCTGCTGTTGCTGCTAAACCGTAACTCTCACCAACAGTGTCTAATCCTGGATTTATTTCATTGTATCCCTGTCGATTCAATTGTGTGGCGGTTATCACAGGGCATGAAAAAACATAACTCAACGCTCTTAATTCTTCAGTAGCGTTCTTAATGCGTTCATACGAGTTTGTTCCAATGTCGCTTCTCAATAAATTAACATAATCCACAACTATCGCGTCAATTTCAATTCCTCGATCGGTCAATTTCTTTATATAACCTTTTAAATGTTTGCATGTAATTGTGCTTGGTGGAAACTCCTTTACTATGACACGTGACTTAGACTTAGTACGTTTGTACTGCTTTACAGACTCCTCTATATCGTCGGTTCTCTCATGAAGCTCTCGGATAGGAATTTGAGTTAAATTTGTTGTTATTCGTTTTGCATACACAAGTTCGCTCATTTCTAGACTGATCAATAATACTGTCTTGCCTTGATCTGCAATGTTACGTGCTACGTTGCCAAGAAAGATACTCTTACCAATGTTTGTTTCGCCAGCAAATACATATATCGCGCGGCCATTTTCTAAAAACCCACCATCGAGTTTTTTATCTAACCAATCCCAACCACAAGATATAGTATCATCTTGTGTCTGTAAATCGCTTATATGGCGATCTATATCGTTAAAATAATCCAAACCTATATCGGTCGCGAGGGTTATCCCGCATGCTTTCTCGAACTTGTTTAATATTGCACTTGTATCAACATCTGTAACTCCGGTTTGGTCCGCTACCTCTAGTAGCGTGTTGTATACCGCTTTTTCCTTTAAAAATTTCTCTGTATTTTCATATAATTCATCTCTATTAAATTTTTTATCAAAATTATCAAACAAACTGACAACATTTTTAAAATTTGTCTTCAGTTCCGGTGTTGTCAAATAACTTTTTATCTCGGTGAGTGATGGGGCCACTGAGCGTTTATTATAAAAGTCCTTTATAATATCAACAATCTTTCCTATGTCTTTATTTTCGAAAAATTTAGAGTCTAGATGATCTATAATATTAGCTAGATACGGTTCATCCGTCAACATGTTATAAGCTATAACAGTCTCATAGAATGTATCATCTAATGTGGTTAATGTCATTGATAGTTACGTAAAACCGTTTGTTGAGATCTAAGGAATGATTTATCGTTCAAGTTTCTTAAGCCTGGGCTGTGATGCGTTACATGTATAGGGTATGTTCCCATTTTTAATTTTTTGTTGTTTGCATCAATACAGCTGGCTATATCGTAATGATGATAGAGGTAATCCTCGTTGAATTTCCAACCCACTTCCAACACACGTTTCAAATCGACAGCTAAAAACAAACCATCTAGTATTAAACATCTACTAGGCCATGGACCAAAACTAGTTACAAATGTTTTTGAACTGTTATCCATCGAATGTGACACAGCTCCAGACCAGCTTTGCTGTGATGACATTCTATGCCACAATGCTGGTTCTGAGATTTTTATTTCTTTTGCTCCTGCTAAACCAACTATATCGTAGTTCATGTTTTCAATTGCCGCGTACAGCTTGCCTTTGAGCTTCAAGTCGTCAATAAAAACATCATCATGTACAAACAATACAATGTCATGTTTGATTAAATTCTCAGGTGTTATGTACCTGTTATAACATTCAGAAAGTCCTTTCTTGTTGTTCGCTACAATTACTAATGATACATCGTCTTTTAAACCGTTTAATGAATTTACTAATTGTGTGTTTTTACCATCACCTTTCGTGCATGTGACGACTAATATTTTTTTCATTTTCATAAAAAGAATGGACTGTTACTTTCAAACTCTCCGCATGTGGCAAGCCCCTCGCTCGTCACACAATATATTACACCTTCCTTGAGCTCTGTTTTGCACATGTCACATCTTGTTGAGCTAAAATCACCTGTCATTATATTACCGTACAAAGTACTACCACTGCGCACAATATATGTATCACCTGTTAATTTACTATAAATCCAACATGCAAATGTACCTTTCAACATATTACACACTTCCTGTATTGCTTTCACTTCCGGGGTATCCGTTACGGTTCCATTATCATGTACACTGTCGTTAAATTCGAACACATATGATAATAACACAGGTATAACAGAACTATCAACCGGGTTATCATGAACACCTATATTTTCTTTTATCAACTGCTCTGTGTTTTCTAGGACACCGTTATGTGCCACAATATAATGTATGCTGTTGAATGGGTGGCTAGTAGAAGGGCTGAATTTTCTTTGAGCGCTAGTAGGCGCTTGTGTGTGTCCTAGGAATTGCTCGTATTCCTGCTGAAAGGCATAATCGCCTGTCAAATTTGTTGTGCTGGGTTGCTTTCTCACATATGTCTCTTTAATGAGACCAGGATTGACAGTATTCTTAATGTACACGCTACCATAGGAAAATGTGCCCCGTTGTTTGTTA